TAAACTCTCCCAGTCCATAGTAGAACTAAAAGACTTCATACTAGCTGCTCGCATTTTTACACAATTAAATGTAATACAAGCATCTTCTTGATCCCAAGTTTCTAGCGCGTAAGCTGCGTCCGCGGCATCAAGAATACCTTTAGCGAAGCGAGCTTCCCCGGTGGCATCTGTCTGGTAAGGAGAGAATACTGTGCATTCATACTCCTGTGCCATAGACTTAAGTGCTTTGGATACTTCAATCTGTTCCGTCCAGTCATACTGCCCTCCCCGAGAGGGTATGGTAGAACGTTTGACTTGGTTGATATAGTCTACAATGATCACTCCTGCTTCTATCTTATTGACTTTCTTATCTAACTCTGCTCGTATTTTAGCAAGAGTTAAACTTGGATCATAAATTACATCCAGCTGTTGAGTCGGGAGAAGCTCATGCTGAGTAGTAAGTTTATGATGAAAGTCAGAGAAGTCTCGGCGTTCCCTGTATTCTTTCAACCTGTCCTGACCTTGCTGGAAGCGACTTGCCCACCAGCCAGCCACGTGTTCCCACTCTGTAACAGATAAATTCTGAGTACGAAGTCGAGAATAGGGCACTCCAGTTGCAATCGAACAACATCTCTGTAAGATGGATCGACTATCCATTTCAATAGTGAAATAAATTGCTGAACGGCCAGACTGAAATACATTATTTGCAATATTCGCACACGTTAGAGACTTGCCTGAGCCTCGCTTGCCTCCCACAAGAACCAAGTCTCGGGGGGAGAACTTGATCTCATGATCGTAATCAGCATTGAGTCCAAGACCAACATATTTGCTAATCTCTTCTTCAGGCTCAAACAACTCTATTCGTTGCATACTTTCTGTTGGGACTTCAAGGTCAACCTTGTCCTCCACATCAAGAACTATCTGGTGAAGCTCTTGCACTGACTCCTCTGCACTTGCAAACAATACAGAGTTATCAATATACTTGTCTAGAGAATTTAATATCTCTTTCTGAGTATACTCGTTCTTTAGATACTCAAGTAACGTACCTGCGTCAATATCTACTTCGACAGCTTCTATAGCGAAGACTTTATCGCGAGTAGCGGCGTGACGAATACCTAACTTAAGATCATCGAACGTAGGGAATTCATGAAAACTTTCGCAGTGCTTATCAATATGATTAAAGAGTAGGTGGTATTCTACGGGCAAGTACTCTTTACGCAGATAACTCCACGTTTCAAAGTCTTGCAGCGTAATACACTGCCTCATCAAAGCACTTGAAATATTCAATCGTTCCCCCGAACATTAAAAAGGCTGACTAGAAATACACTAGCCAGCCCACTTACACAGAAAGTGTATTACTGAGCTGTCTTAGCTGCCTTAGCGGCACCATCATAGTCAGCTGCAGTCAAACCGCGACGAGTCAACATAGTTTTTACGCCACGAGCAGTTTTACCAATTGCTTCTGCAATACCTTCAACGGTCATAGAAGCAACATCAACGTCTGCCAAAGGATCTACGTTAGAAGAGCCTTTAGTAGTCTCTTGACGTGGGATGGCAGCAATATCGCCCGATCGGAGCAATGAAAGTGCTTTACCACGTACAGAGTTTACAGAACGGTCGAGAGCTTCTGCAATAGCTTCAACGAATGCACCATCGTTTACCATGCTTACAAAAGTAGCTTCTTCAGCTTCTGAGTAAGTACGTACACTCTCTACCTTAGGAGCAGGTGCAACGTGCTCAGTCAATTCCATAGACAAAATCTTGCCCTGGATAGACTTAGGTGAGAATGAACCACCTTCGAAATGCTCAGCGATTTGAGCATAGGTGTACTCGCCTGAATTATCAGTAACGAATGCACGAAGAGTAGCCTCTTGAGACTCGCTGAAAGACTTGCCTCCAGCAGAGGAAGCTAATTCTACGTCATATCCCATCTTTCGCAGTTTGCTAGAGATAGAACGAGTAGAGGTTTCAAGCTGGTCTGCTGCTTCTGCAACAGTGGCTTGAGATACAGGCGATTCATCGCCTACAAAGGTTGTAAGAGCGTCTGTGCGCTCATCTGTCCACTTAGGAAGTGCCATATTTTAATTCTCCAAAAATGATCTAAGATCAGTTACTATAGTAACGCCAGTGTCTCTGGCTTGTCGTGTTTTAGCAGACTCTACCTCACCTTCATTGATGAGAAAGTCTACCTGTTTTGTTAGACTGGTTTTTACTTCATACCCAGCTGCGTTCAAAGCAGTAGTAGCATCAGCTTTGCTTTTGAAACTCTTCAATCGTCCACTAATACATACAGCTCCTTTACTGGCAAGCATTGGGCTACCAGAAAATTCCCAACTATGAGGCATAACCTCATGGAAGTAAGGAAAGCTGTTTTCAATCCAATCTAGTAAACTGGAAGTTGCTTTTGGACCTAATCCTGCACGTTCACAAGTGTCTGCATTGATTTGAGAAATATGATTAATAATCTCAGACAGCTTCCGTGTTGCCGTGTTTCCGATTAGTGGTATACCAAAAGCCGGTAAAAGAAACTCCAAGGGCGCATTACGAGAATTCATAATTTGCCCTTGTAGTTTATTTGTCACTAGCTCGGAGCCCAACGATGCTAAGATACTCTCACGAGGAGTGAGGTAAATATCGGACGGGCAGTGCCACTCCATTTTACTAATAGAAGCAGGGCCAAGACCCTTGATCTTCATTGTTTTAGCAAAATGTTCTACCGACTTTAGACCCTGTGCTGAACAGTACGGGGATCGGCAATACAAGGAATCATTAACCCACTCCAACTCGCTGTCACAAGAAGGACAATTAGTAGGTGGTAAGATTTCTTGAAACATGGACTACTCCGATTAAGTGAAAAGATATTATACGAGAAGTTGAGCAAAAAGTCAAGAACTATTTTTCTCGATGTCCACTCGTCTCACGATTCGTGGAATGATTTCCCCGCTTCGTATAACTTCTACGCCGCAACCTATCTCTAGGTTGAGAGATCGTATATACTCAATGTTGTGTAGAGTTGCACGGCTCACAAGTGCGTCTCCTACTTCGATAGGCTGTAAGATAGCTATAGGGCTTATTACACCCGACTTACCTACTTGCCACACAACATCGAGCAATACTGTATATACACCCTCTTTCTGCTCTTTTAGAGCAAAAGCACCTCGAGGGTGATGAGCTGTATACCCCATCCTATAAAAAGAGTCATAGCTATCTACTCTAAACACCTCGCCATCCGTAGGATAGCCAGTTGCATCGAAGAGAGTAATAGTATTAAACCCTTGATGGTTTAAACACTTCATAGCACTACGAAAGCTAGAATCACCTCGGCCTTGAATATCATACGCAACAAAGCGTAAGTCCTTAGCACGAGAGCGAAACTCTTTCATATCTTTGAGATTCAAAGATCCCGCCGCAAAGTTACGAGCGTTTGGTATGTTGCTAGGTGCAACAATCTCACCGGTAATTTGAACAGTCTCCTGCACACCGATGATATTAGGGACTAGCTCTTCTAACTTTAACGTAATATCTCTACCGAGATTACCATCTCCGCGAGTAAGAGCTTGCGCCAGGTGGCCATTGACATAAACCAATGACACTGCCGCCCCATCTAGTTTGGGAGTTTGTACATATTCTGTACTTACATAATCTATATCATTTATGTCAAAAACTTTTTGCAAAGAGTACATTCTGAACATATGAGGAATGCCGTCAGTAACGACATGGCCCACACTATCATAATTATACTGAGATGCTAGACTATCAAACTCAGCATCCGAGACTATCGGAGTGCCTGAGTAGTACATAGCCGCTGCTTTATCTAAAAAATGTTGCATAGAATCCCTCACTAATTAACAGATATTATACTGGGTTTAAGTAAGAAAGTCAAGAACTATTTTGTGTAAACGTCCTTAATCATATCTGAGAAGTGTTCCTCAATTATGTTCTTACTTTCTGCCAGCGATAAAATTTCAACTAGCCCGCTAAATAGTTCTCTTGAATTATTAAAATCAAGAGGCATGGCAATTCCCTCATTACTGGGCTTCCATTCTTCAGTAAAGTCAAGATAATACTTACGAAGGTGTAGATACTCTACACCTCGAAAACTATTTATCGTTAGCCTTATCTGTACTTCTTTCTCTGTGTCGTAGTGTACAACTCTCTCGTACACTTCGGGTGCATTATGCAACTCCATGTCAGGCTCCATTCTTTAGAATAGAAGACAATGGAACTACACTTGTCACATTAGCAGGTTTGAGAAGTCGAAAAGAGTCAGTGTCCCAACAAAAAAGCAAGAGAGTCTGAGTAGATTCTTTTGCTCGGTTTTTCTTTTGCTGGATATAGGGCGTGCTGAAGTCCAATGTACAAACATTGTATTTCAACTTATTACTATTCTCACTACGATAGGTGATAACAGCATCGCCATACTCATTTACGAGCTGTGCTAGTTCTTCTTTTTTCACATATGCTCCTAGTGAAGCGGGTTGGCAGAATTTTCTTCCTTGCCGTCTTGCTTAGGGTGTGAAAAGGGGCTTGCGCCCCAAGAACTAGCCGTTTACTGCTGTGATAACACCTGCAAAGTACATTGCGGCTTTACCTGTCAACTTGCTAACGATTTCTTCGTCAACATCTTGACCAGCATCACTGAGTGCTGCGGTAAGAGATTCAATAGCTGCGGCTTTTGATACGCGGCTAGTCGCTGCTCCACTCGCTTTTGATGTCCCACCAGATGCGGGGGCTTTTTTTACATATACGCCTGCTTTTGTCAGAACCATTCGAACACCGTTTGGTGACTCACTGTGCTCTTCTGCAATTTCTGCAACGATCTCCATACTGTTTTCTGGAGTTGGGTTAGCGGCTTCATACGCCTCGATAACCTCTGCTTTTTTCTCATCTGTCCACGCCATTTTACGTTTCCTTCTGTTGTTGATTGGACCGCCGGGGCATGTACCCGTAGCGGCTATTTGTTGGTAATAAAATCTATCGCCCAAAGTATAAGTCTACTACGGCTAGGTAGCCGCCTAATACTGATACACAGATACCGAAGGTCAATAAACCGATTAAGAATGTAGCCATAATTGTTCCCTCATTTCTATACTATATATTATAGTGGACTAAGCAAAAGAAGTCAAGAAGTATTTTTAAATACGTGATAAATCAACTCCGTATTCTTTTAAGTGCTCAAGTTTCCCTAAATCATATGCAAGCTGGTAGGCACTAAAACCTCCAGTACCTACATTAGCCCATACCTCACTGTCATCCCGTATTTTTTGAATTATATATACAGAATAACATTTACTACTGTACTTCTTCTCGTAGTCAGTATCCATAAATCCAGGCTTTTCTGCCTGGTAATCTACGGATATTTCGCGCTCAATAATAGCAGGAGAGTGATAACGGGCTGACCATACTAACTCTCCAGGAGCAAAATTTTCAGCAACGCACTCTTCAGGCAAGTAGTCTATTACTTGATCTGTTTTTTGGGGGACGCCTACTCTTTGGATGATTGCTTTGATGAATCCAGAGGATCTATACATTCCTTTTGCGATTTCTGAGATGGAGTCTCCTCCGAGGAATCGCTCAACTGTTTCAGTAATTTCTGCGCTTGTAGCTGCTCTTCCTTTATTCTGTGCTTTACGTTTTGCACGATACAGTTTTTTATCTTCGTAATCATCAATTATTCTCTGAAGTCGCGTTGTGTTGTATACTATGTTCAGCATCGCACACGCTTCTTTCTTCGAGATTGGCTGCTCCTTGCTCAGATGAGAGATCACTTTCTCTATATTCGTCGCCGTCAGATTCTCGTAATCTTTCTTCTTTACTCTTGCCAAAAATATTCTCCCAATTAGTATCAAACTTACTTTTATCTGTAGGTCTTTGCTTACTTCCCTTGCTCACGAGGATCCTCCCCTATAGCCATCTGTAGATACCAGATAGCTTTCTTTAAGTCTTGTTTGCGATTATCTTTATTATGACAACGCCACAAGTACTTAAATGCGTTTAACCGACAGTATTCTTCGAATGCTTCTTCAGATGCTGCGGTCTGCATCATCGCATCAATACATTCTATGCCCTCTCGCTTGTAATGTAAAGGACTATTTACTGGGTCATGTACTTTTATTTCACTCATTCTAATGCCTCTGCTACTTGGGGGAAATTAGCTGCAATTACTTCCCAGCACTGATCTGCTACTACCATATGTTCTTTCTGAGTGCCATGACCCCGCCGCAATTCACAATAATGAATCCAACTGCGAAGAGTTCCAGACATATAAAGCACACTAGAAGTATTTCCTTCAGGCAGTACTGCACGGGCTTGCTCTTTTGCAATACCCTGGTCTAATGCCCACTTATACTGTTTTTCAGCTTCATTTATCACCTTTCTCTGGCGCATCCACCAATCTTCATATAAGCGTTCGTGTTGAGTTTTATTCCCGCCTTTGCCAAAATCCTCTGTATCTATATCAATACTGTTTTGGCGATTCTTTGGGTCTTGTAGTCGAGCATCTCGAGTCTCAAAACCTGTTTGCACAGCATATCGCTGACTAAATTCTTGGAAACTAAAACTACGATGCCGCAACATTTGTCGCGCAATATCTCGAGTAGTAGTTATTTCCATAGTGATAGATACCATCTCGAAAGGAGACCAGTGTCCATGCTTGATAAGGTATCGTAGCAATCGAGGTGAACTCTCATGATGGTCTTGATTCTCTGGGTTACTGACACGGGCTGCGTAGGCTACTAACTCTTCTGCCGTACTACATCCTGTAATACCACTGGGCTTTGTTAGCCCTACTAAATTAACTTTACTCATAGTTTCTCCAATAATCTTCAAACTCTTCGTGAGAGTTAAACGCTGGTTCAGGATTTTTAAAAGTGTCTATGTTTCCTTTTATACTTCCTATGTTCTTTGTATTTCCAGACCCAGGACGCTTGCCTGCAATCTTCCACTTCTCTTGAAAAAACACTTCTACATTTTTATATGGTGTACTACCACTAGGGTCGCGCTCATATATAAAGCCTAATACATAATGTTTATTGTATGTATCATAAGGGTATACAATGTTTTTCGTATTGCTTCTTATAAAAGAAGTATAACTACCTAGCGTGAACCCGTTAGTTCTCTGCTTATAAGTAGTCTTTACGTCTATCGCTATATTACCTTCAGGAGTTTTTATAGTAAAATCAGGGTAGTAGTTTTGTTTTTCTGGTTGTACTACTTCGTGTCCCTCACTTAACTTATCTACAAAGTCTTCTGAAAGTATCTCAAAAAGGGCAGATAATACTTTAGTATCTGTTTTTAGTTTATACACTTTTCCACTACTAGAAACAAATCCTAGTATTTCAAAATCAAATACTTCATCTTCGAGTAAACTGTTTGCTTTTTGTACTAAGTCCATTTACTTTCTCGTGATTCGTTGTTCGTAGTCTGCCAAATCCTCATCCCACCAAGAGGGTTTATCTCTGCCTGTCCAGCTGGCAAAAGTAGCCTTGTCAAGCATATAGTAATTACGGTAAGACTGTATAGGGTCAGTCTCGTCTTTGAGTACATCGGGCATTGCCATGGCAAATGGTGTAAGCCCCACGCGCTCAAGTCGTGTTGTCTCAGGTAGTTTGTTAACGACCTGCCAAAAAGATTTGTGCTCTTTTCCATATCTGTACCTATACTCCTCTGCAAGTGCATGAGCATAGCAGAAAGTCCACTCGTAGTTATCTAAGGATGATCTCGCCCAGATTGTACTAGGGTGATTATACATCATACCAAGATAAGGGGTTAGCTTGCGCTCTTCTGGCTTGAGAGGCTTCTCAAGTTTCTTGTATTCGTTTAATACTGCTGCTTCATCTTTTTCAAGAGCACGAGGTACAAAACCTAGAAGGGCGTCTACCCAGATAACAGTACAACAAATTTGTGCTGCTTCGAGTATCATTTTGTTGACGTGTTTGTCTACATGATATTCAGCACATACATCAAGATTTGTATCTAGATTGAATAGATTCATCTATACTCTTTACTTTTCATTTTTAGGTTTCGATTCCATACGTGCAACTCAAGTACATCATTGTCTATATCGAAGGTTTCTTGTATTAGACGTGTCATTGCGACTACATCTCCTAATTCTTCGTGTAGATTCTTGATGTGCTTCTGCTGAACATACCCGTGCCGCAAAATCTTAGAGCAGGCACGGGTAAGCTCACCGCATTCTTCCATTGTAATAATAAGTACTTTTTCTTTATTCATGGTAGTATTATACTGCCATTAGTAAATATTGTCAAGAGTTATTTGCTCTCGCGTAGCTTACCAAGTACAAAGTCGGGTGCTGTGTACAGATAAGGATCGTCAGGATGATTATCCTCTTTTCCTTCTTCAATGAACCAGTCTGTAACTTTGCCATTGTCGATAACAGCAGCGTATCTCCAAGACCGGCGTCCAAAGCCTATATTGTCCTTGTCCACGAGCATTTGCATTCCTTCAGTAAATTTGCCACTTCCATCCGGAAGAACAATTATCTCTGAAAGATCATTCTTATCTGCCCACGCATTGCAAACAAAAGCATCGTTTACAGTAACGCAGAAGATATGATCTATGCCTTCTGCATAGAACTCAGGAGCTAACTGCTCAAAGTCAGGTAGCTGATAGGTTGAACAAGTGGGGGTGAATGCTCCTGGTAAAGAGAAGATTAAATTTCTCTTACGAGCAAACAAGTCAAACGAAGTTGACTGTACCCATTCGTAGTTGCCATTAGAATCTAGTCCACGGCGATGAAATACTACGGATGGAATTAGTTCTGGTAATGAACGCCAGTATCCAGTTTCTTCATACTGTCGGCGCTCAGCATCTGTGCAATAAATTGCCATACTTATACATTCTCCATTCTAACCATTAATCTCTCAGCTCTGTTAGTAACCTGCTTGTGCCATAAAGAGTCTCGTCCTTCTACTCCTGCACGCTTCCAGTCACCTTCTTTCAAAGCTGCTGTAAAATTCTTAAATTTGGAAAGTCTAGTACGTCCCATGTTAAACATCATGTTTACTAGAATTTCTTGTACTTCTCCTGGGAATCCTTCCCATACATCTTCGTCGTATAGAGCGACGCACTCACTTACAGCTAAGTCAAGATCGTAATCAAAGCACTCTTGTACCCTCTCTACTGATACAGGCTCGCCTACGTCGTAGTTTTGCTCCGGATCTGTATCAAGTACTAGATGCCCTACTCCAAAAGTTTTGTACCCAAGATGATCTAAGTATAACTTATACTCTACACCTTCGTCAATTTTTAGCTGTTCGTAAACTGCTTCTCTATTCATGTTTATTCCTGTAATCCGCTATTGCGGCTTTGATAGCATCTTCAGCAAGTACACTGCAGTGAATTTTCAC